CGTCAAAGATTGCACCGCCCACATCTTTAAGGCTTTCAAATCCTGTTTTAATTGCACCAAACACAAAACGGGCGACAGCCCAAAGTCCTGTAAAGTAACCTTTAACCAAGTTAATTGCTTTTCCAAAAATGTCAAATTTCATTTGTAAAGCAACTAAAGCGGCAATAATTGCAATGATGACCACAGCACCAGTGGCAACCCATAGGGCGCTAAATGATGTTGCCATAACAGCGTTAATTGCGGCGGTGACAGCGCCAACGGCGGCCCATGCGGCTAAAGCGCCGTTTATAACAAATACTGCGGCGGCAAGTGTTCCAATGACAGCGCCCAAAGTTACAACCAACGGCACATTGTTACTAATCCAAGTACCAATTTTGGTGAACGCTGGTAGCAACTTTTCAACTATTGGCATTACAGCGGCACCAACAGATTCTTTAAATTCGCCCATTTGGATACTAAACGATTTCATTTTGCCTGAAGCGGTGTTGGCTGAAGTCGAAGCGGCACCTTTAAACGTTTTGCCCAATGCGGCAAAAACTTCATCGGTTGTAGCGCCGTTTTCAATCAAACCAGCCAGGGCAGGGTCAAGTTTCTTTAATGGCCCCAGTTGCCCGTTAAATGCCTTTGACAGGGCGTCAGATACGGCGCCTAAGTCTTTGCCCGTACCGGCAGAAATATCTAGCGCCAGGTTAAGTAAATCTTGAGCTTCAGTGACGTCACCAGTTCCACGTACAAGTTTGTCTAACGCTGGGCGTAATTCATCATCAGAAACAGCAGCTGCTATTGAAGTCTGAGTAATGAACTTTTCAACACTGGCTATTTGGGCGTCAGTTGCACCCGTAGTGTTTTTAAGGCTTTTGGCTAGCAGTTGAGCGGCTTTGTCATCTTCCATGAACGCTTTAACGGCGTCACCGCCAAAGTCGGCTAACACGCCTAATGCAGCAGCTGCAGGGGCGGCGGCTTTACCAATAGCAAACTGGGCTTTTTGCCCTGTGGTTTCTAGTTTCTGAAATTCTCTAATAGCACGGTCGGTGCCTTTACTGTCAAAATCTGAGATTACGGGAATGGAAATAGCCATTAGATCACCTTCAGATTCTTATTAACTTCAGCCATTACACCGTCAACTACCTTTTGAACTTCAGTTGTCAGGTCAGAAATTTTTGCCTCGAATACTGGCCAAATCACACGGCTGGCAGAACGCCCAAACTTAGTGCTGAACGCTGTACCCAACGGGTTGACATTGGCACGGCCAGCAATGTCAAAGATTGCGGCGGCAGGGTTTTTTTGCATAACCGAAAAGGCGGCACCACGCTTTTTGTTATTGACACGCACACCCACACCACGAACAGCCTTTGAAGCTGATAACGGGAAAACTTGACGGCCACCAGGCGACCAATTGCGTTTGGTGCCACTAGGAAATTTAGAATCGTCATACTGGCTTTGCATGGCGTCAGTCATCGGTTTGGCAATCTGTTTCATGTTTGCCACATACGCTTTGCGGTAGCCAGGCTCTACCTGATTCAAGTATTTAACAGCGTCTTTGACACCATTAACTTGAATCGTCAAATCGGTTGCCATGGCTATTTTCTGCTTTCGTTGATTACCTTAATGACCGTCGCTAGGTCATTAGTATCAAACTCTACTTGGTGAGGCCAGTACCCTGTCGCTACTAAAACTTGTGCTAGTGCGTGTCGGTAGGTACTGGCACGGTAGGGCGCTCAGGCTCATTGTCGACTACTTCTAAAAGCACCAGGCGCTTAATGAAATCGTCTAGTACTACCGGCACGGTGACATTGTGCTGTTGGCATGCCTGGTGTGCAAGGTACGCCAAATCTTCTATGCCGATACCGCTGGCCATGTCGCTGGCTTTGCGTTTGAATTTGCGTTCCCACGAAACAATGGTGAAAAGGTTGGTGCTTACTTCGACTGGGCCTTCGCCCTGGTCGACTCTAAGTGTTAGTTGCATGTCGGGCCTTTGCTGTTGTGGTTGCTAGATCAGGAAACGACGGTGGTAAGTACGCCACCCTTAAAAGTAATGCTGATAGTGCTTAATTCGCCCATGGTTGCGTTGATGACTGGCAGGCTTTCAAGATACGCCCCTACCAATTCAAAACGGGGTTCTGTGGCGCTAGCGGTGGTCAAGCCAGCAACAGTGTTTGAAACTTTTACTGTGGTGGTGGTGCCAACTAGAGCTGCAAGAGTTGCGTAGGTTTCGGTGGCCGCATAACTCATGTACAAGTCCAAAGTAATTTCTTGGTTGTAAAGACCAGCAACAAACACACGGCTGGTGGAACCAAACGCTGTTGATTCGAGGGCTTCGGCCATGTTGGTGACCGTGGCGGCCGTGCATTGGTCGGTCAACGAAACGCTGTTGACCATTACGCCTGGGTTTGAAAGGTATGTCGAAGTAGCCATGGGTTAATCCTTCTTTGTGTGTGCTTTAGTTTTAGCAGATTTTGGGGCTGGGCTGTCGCTAGGTTTTTCATCAGATTTAATAAACCCGTGAGCTAGTAACGCTTCAATGTTTGTACCGGCACCAGGCACAAACTCTGCGCCTACTGTTCCGATTTTGTCGCTAATGATTGTGTATTTCATGGTCACCCTGCTTGTGCTTGTACGTCTATGGATAGGTCATATGCGGCAAATGTTTGGCCACCAATTGGGATATAGCCAGGGCGCCCAGATTTCACGGCAACATTCTTTGCTAGAACCGCCGCACACATGCTTAAAACGTTGCGTAAGCCATCAAGATTGCCTGGCCCTAGTGTCACTACTTTTACCGAAAAATTCATTGTGACGATGTTGTAGTTGTAGCAATCAAAACTTGGGGCGTCAATAAACACGCATGGTGGGTTGATCTTTTCAGGGTCAAACACCACACGCATGCCAGTGATCGTGGCAAGGGTGGTTGCCAAATCATCTATCGACTCATTGAACAGATCGGTGTAAACAGTCATCACGCAACCGCTGGCCGTGGGATACCGGCTAACTGTTTGATGAGTGGCGACAGTCCCGACACTGCAGCTGTACCCATATCGCTGAAACTTGCGAATTGGTCAATGGCGCCACGTTGTCTGTAAATCGAGCCACCCATCATGATAGTTGCTAATTCAACATCGGCACTAGGCACGGTGGTTAAAGAATCCGTGTAACCAGATTCCTGACGTCTACGAAAAATGAAGTTGTTGGCGCTGTTAGCACACTGAGTTAAGAAAGCGGTTTCGTCTACGCCAGCCAATGCAATACCTAGCCAGGTGCCTATCTGTGTACCTGTAATCCATGTGCAGGTTTCCGTGTAGGTCAGGGTGCCTTGCGGTATTGCGGCGCTACGGTCTAAGTCTGTGCCTGCGTCATAAAACAACACTTGGTTAGGTATCGGGTAGTTGTAATCGAATGTCAGATCGCCATTACTGGTAACACCAGTAAAAAGGTATGGCGGTATGGCGTAAACATTGTGCGTACCGTTCAAACTATGGCCTAAACCAGCAAGCGTAAACGGCAAACCCAAGTCTAAATCAGGTTCTGTCAATGTTTGAACCACAGCGTAATCGTCTAAACGCTGGTGGAATATGACTTGATAAACAGCCATGGGCGGCTAACCGCCTTTCGACTAAGCCTGGGTGATCTTGCGAATCATGCTTGAGTTAGCGGCAAAGGTTGCTGCATAACCAAACATTGACATGGTGCGTGAAATGGTGCTGGGGTTTTCAACCGAAAGCAGGCCACGGTCTTGGCGATAAATTTCGTAGGCATTGCTGTTGAAAATGACCATTGTCTTTGCGGCGAAGTTGTTGTCAACAACAATTTGCAAGCCAAGTGGGTTGGCGTTTTGGAAAGCGTTAATGCCACCGTTACCGATTGCGTTAAACGCATTGAGGCCACCGCCCGTGTAACCAAAAATCGGGCGCTTTTGGTCATCAACAAGCTGCATCATCAATCCCCAGGTTGCTGGGTCAACAGCGATATGGGTTGGCAAGAAGTTGGTGGCGGCAACCGTGGTAACTGCGCAATCGTAGATTGACTTAAGCAAGTCGGTTACGGTCAAGTCCCAAACACCGTCAGAAGTTGCGGCGGTTACAAGGTTGTCACATGCAAAGTTGTCGATTGCTCGCAGGTACTGACCTGCAAGGTCTTGCATGATGACTGCCATAGCGGCTGGGTCTGTGAAGTCAACCGTTTGGTACGAAAGGGTGGTGGCACCAGCAAAACTTTTTTTGGTGACCGTATTCGAGGCAATCACTGAGGTGGTCGCTGACACGGCGTCAAGCTGTGCGGCCTGTTCGGCAACGGTGGGGTGGGTTGTCCAAGTTGGGCGAATGAACGTGGAACCGCTTCCGCCACCAGGCATTGCCCTAGTCCCAACGGCTGTCAACAGCGGCGAGATGTAGTTGATATCCGCAAAAACGGGACCGAGCAAAGGCAACGGCACAATACCGGCCACATTGCTTGACACCACATCGCCAGCGGCGGCTTCAATCGGCGACTTGTGATAAGCGCGGTAATCTTCCCAAACTTTGTTGGCGTTAGCGGCTTCAATTCCACCCTTGTGGATTGCGGCCATAAATTCAAAAGCGTTAGGCAAACGTGGTTCACGCTTTGCTGTGGCAAAAATCGGTGCTGTAGGCACTAC